CCCACCATAAAGAACATCAAAATCGTATGCACGCTTCATTTGCCGTAAATATGATTCTTCAACATATTTACCGTAAACGTAAGAATAAGGATGTGAATAAACAGCATCCACGTCACGATCCTCTGAGGTGAAATAAATTAAAGCTCTTTCGAGCCTCATCTCAAGATCACCATAGTAGGAACTCGCTGCACTCTCAAAGCTCCTAACAATGCAATTGATTAACATTGCTTTCGCTTTGTTAACCATATTACAAGACAGTTGTGGGTAATCGTGATCACCCTGAATCGTTCTTACAAGATTCAGAGTCTCGTCATACCCACTCAGTCGTTTGAATAGGAGCAATGAGTATTTTATCTTTCTTTCCTGCTTCAATCTAGACTTACGTCTAAATCGAAAAGGAGAAGATTGGTAAAATGCCAATGCAGCGTTTAACATCGAAGTCTCAGGAATCCATCCTCTATCATAACTGGTATTAAGTAATTCAATGAACCCAAAGTAAGATTTGGATTCACTTAAACCAGCTTTAATAGAGAACGGACTTATTTCTCCAAAAGGTGTGTATATCCTTTTTGCAAACTCAAATAGTGAATTACCTATATGAGACTTTTGCAATTGGATATCCATACCAATTAAAGAAATAATTTCCTGATACTTCGATGCTAAATCGTCATCGAAAATGATAATATCATCACCTAATAATCTATATTTTGCTCGTTTCCAAGAGATACCAATCTCCTGGCAGCAAACATAGATTAGAAAATGATGACATAGTGTGGTTAATGGCCAAGATGTATAAAAACCCATGGGATTACCAACATTATATCTAATGTTGTGATGTAATCCTTTAGGACTTTTATAATCAAAGTCGTAACCTGCTATAATATCATACCATGCTAATGCTTTGATTTGACCAAAATTACAAGTCAGTAACCCAATTAATATCTTAATTGGTAGTCTGTCTGTAAAAGCAGTTAAGTCAAAACTATAGTATGTCCTATCTGAACTAAAAGGAAATTCTTTTAAGCCCTCACCTTGGTTAAAGGTTTGGTCTTGAGGAATTGACCTCAGCACAGTATTAAGGTAACTGTGAAAAGGTTTCAAACACGTTTGAGACCAATAGTCTCCTATTGCAATCAAACGGGTTTTACCCTCTGAATCGGGAATACAAACCAATCTTCGAACTTTTTTATTAAATTCGAAAGGCTGGTTCATTATAACCGACAGTTCAGACAGATGACGATAACAAGTATCCATCTTTTCTGAAAGTG